GTAACCATTTTCTTCAGACCTGCACCATCTCCATCATACAGTTCTCCAACAGCATCAGCTAACGCGACACCAGCAAAGAAACCAGCAATACCAGCTCCCATCGCAGTCATCGCACCCATTATTTTTAATGTCATTGCTAGAATAGCTTTTGGACTGTCACCTGTCGCGAAGGCCGCGACAGCTGCGACTCCTAGAAGTGAGAACAGAACCGCAGTTCCTTTCAGTCCTTCAAAGGCTCCTAGAAAATTTCCCATCAACTTTTTTAACGCTGTTCCGTCAAGCTCTTTCTGTGAAGCCCAGTCTGCGATACCATCAGCTAACGCGATACCAGCAAAGAAACCTGCCATACCCGCACCAAGTGCCGCCATTCCAAGTGGAACTTTGACCAAAGCGGCTTTTTTCATTCCACCGATTTTGATACCAGCAGCGATTATCAATGTCATGACCGCCATGTCTTTTACACCAGAAAAAGCATCAAAGAAGTTTTTCATCAAAGGGGCAATAGACCCACCTTCAGTTCCACCGAACCTTGAGATGAGATCACTAGCTCCTGCGAAGGCTCCAAAGAAAGCGGCGATACCTGCACCAAGTGAGGCCATACCTACCACGAACCGAGGACCAATTGACTTGAGTAGCTTTACTATTCCTTTGAAGATACCTATTGCTCCTCTACCCAAAGCTGCGAACATTCCACCGAAAAACCCACCAGACTTAGCGGCTTTTTTCGTATCCATTCCTGTCGGGTCGCCACCACCCTTCTTCCCAGCACCTTCTCGTTCAGCTTCTCTCCGTCTTGCTTCTTCCGCTCGTGCTTGAGCGTCAAGAAAGTCGTGGATACCTTTTACACTATCCGTTACTGTAAGAAGTCCTGCTTTTAATTCTTGGTGATGGTCAGTGGATTGTTTCATCTGGAAACCTAAGAAGTCTGTTTCAGATGGTCCACCTTTTTTCTTTTTACCGCCGACTCCGCCTTCTTCAGAAAGCTTATTGAGTAAAGTCGATTGTTCAAGTATTGATTTGTTATTCAGTTCTGAAAACTCTGCAATTTTACTGAATACTTCTGTCTGGTATTGGAGGATATTATTGATGGAGATACGCTCTTTGGAAGCGGTGGTTCCTTGAAGTTCAATTTCCTTATGAATGTCAAGAGCTACCTCAGTCGCGTCGTTCGCGTACTTCTCAGAGTTGTCCTTCTGTTCTTGTAGTTCTTTTACTACATCATCAAAGGAAGATTTTGGTAGCCTATCGCCTGGAACTGATGCCTCTGGCATATTTACTCCTCAGTAATATTCTCGTTACTTTGAACTGTTGTCCATTGTGCGTCATCTACTGACATAATGGAACTAATTTCTTCTGCTTCGGTGGCACCTGAATGACCGCCGAATAATTGTTGACCTGCACCTTGACCAGATTCAGCACCCTTCTGTGCCTGTTCCAACTCTTGTAGATGTTGCATCAACAATAGAACATGCACTTTCCGAACAAACGGAACCATGTGGTTCAGGTCGTACTGCGTGTACCCATGATGTTTGATGAGAGCGAAATCCGTTCTCAACATATTCTCTAGGCTATCGTGAGCCACGCATACTAGAAAAAACTTGCCATCCCCTCTAATCGTTTACTTAACGACTTACTACACACAGGGCATCTGTAAGGAACATCCATAGATAACTTTGGTGCATTCGTAAAAAACTCATTCACTTTAGAGAACTGTTCAGAGTTCATAGAGTTTAAAAACTCGTCTAGTTCACCAGCATCTAACTGGGATGGTTCGAAAATGTCACCTCCGTCTGTGTAAATCTGTTTGATGCATTTTTTCACCATGCCGAACATGGTATCAACATCCTCAACATCAGTAACACCTTCTGTGTCTCCAAGTGTAGGATATCTCATTTCCATTCCGATAGTGTCTGTCAACATGAACCTAGTATTCTCTTTCGATGTGTCTAGATTCGTGACTTTAGCTTTTTTAACATCGACACTTACTGTGACCGACTTTCCATCTCCTTCACAATCATGAGGGTCTGTGGTAAACCCTACTTCTTGTTCTTCACCAACTGAGTTGGCTCGTAGTTGGAGGAAGAGGAACTCAATATCAAAAGTTGGTAATTTATCAAGGTCGAGTTCTTCCTGTGTACAGTTGTTTACAATTTGTTTCATGGCAATAGCGATTTCTGCTTGGTCTTCAGTCCTCGCCGCTTCCAGTAGTATTCTTTCTTCAGATACTAAAAATGGTCTTAGGGTCAACTTCTGTCCTGTGGACGGAAGGGATACCTGAAACATTCTTACATCAAGTTTAGGTAATTTCATTATCTACTCACTTATTAAATGGTTATGGGTTCTTAACAGTATTATGTTGTCCGTCCTTTACGATCGCTTGTGATATCTTATCAAACGCTCCGACTGCCGCTCTTCCAGTTTCGTTCGCTTGTTCTAGAGCTTTCTGAATTTCTGCAGAAGGAGATTTGTATTTAGCTATTTCTGTGCCGATTCTTGAAAGTGTTTGGTTTAGAGAATTTCCAGCGATATCTGTATTGTGTTCCAATAGTTTATGTATTTTAAAAGTCACACCGAACTGCATTATTCCTTCTTCCATTGTGAAACTAAGGTTACTTATTGCAGACGGCCAAGCTCGTGTAGCTAATAAGGATACGTGCTCTCCCGCTCCTTTAGCAATACCACCTCCACCTGATTTCCAGTATCCGTGTGTAAATGCGGCTTGGTCAATAAGTTTTAATCTGATATCGGAGACATGCTCATCTGCGTAACTAATGTTCGCTTGACCCATAGAAACTATTGAGTCCATCCAAGCAAAAAAAGTTTCATAGGTTGAAGTTTTTTTAGGTCCGCTATTAGTTCCATCTGTTCCTGCACTTACTAGGAACTGCATAGAGAGGTCACCTAGAGTTGTCCCATAAGCATAGGAAGCTGGTTGTGTCAGACCAAACGTTTCTTTGGTCATCATTGACCTGCCTGGGATATCCGCGCTTTGACAAAAATACAAAGTTTCGTTGAGGTTTGGGACTGCACTATTTTCAAAATAAGCCAACCACCTATTAGCTCTTGGTAGGTCAGAAAATTTTTCTATAATCTGTTTTATCATTAAGCTCCTAGTCTTGACATGGAATCTTTCCAGACTTGTTTTTCAGTCTTCTTTTGAAATCGTGCGACTGGTAGAAATAATGCAACATCCCATTCATCAGCGGGAATTTTTATTGCAAGTTTTATGTGGGTAAGTAGGTATTTTTTCACACAAGGGAAAACCTCGTCAATCTTTTTGAGGGACTCCCAGTCTGCTTTGATGAAGGTTGTCTCGTCCATCTTCTTGTTGTTCATCCTACTTTGTAGTTCGTCCATTAAGTTTGCTCTTGCCATGGGTGGCAAATAGTGTAAGTTTATCGCGTATAAGTGAGGGGGTTTGAAATCGAATGGTATCGCCATAGGAAATCTGTCCCAATACGGTAGCTCTCTTTTATATTTTGCGTCATACTGAAAGAAGAATACTTGGCCACGTACCTGAATTTTAGGTCCGTTTTGAAGTTTGAATTTAGGATATTGGGTCAATAGCTCCTTGGGTGTCATCCCTGACATACCAGCTATCGCACTTCCTTTTGCCCCTTTATATGTTCTTTTCGCAAGTTTCAACCCTTGTTGAATCTTTGATTTGAACCATCCAACCGCACCTTTTTGTTTGTTGGCGGCACTTCCAGTCCGAAGAGCTTTCTTAAATTTATCGAGTAATGACTCGTTTACAGGTCCGCGTCTAGCCACGTAGTTGTATCCCTAGTGTTTTGATTAAAGTTTTCTCCGTCCAAATGTGAAAGTCTAAGTCTTTATTCTCACACCAAGCCTTCGCGGCAGTCCATTTTGCATGGTTGACCGCATATCTCTTCACTTCCTTGAGGAAGCGTCGTGGATGTTTAGCCTTCATCGTGGTTTTCGGAGGTTTAGTTTGTATTGCTGGTTTTATTTCTACTAGCATTTTTGTACCTGAACTCATTTCAATATAGAGGTCAGGGAAGTATCTATGAGGTTTTCCATCTGGACCTTGGTAAGGAATCATAATTTCCTCACTCGCCCAAGACTTTACCCTTGGATGTTTGTCTAAAAAGTCAAAGGTTTTCCTCTCCCACGATGAGCGATATACAACATCTTTACTATTCCCAAGGTACTTTTCACGGCATTTTACTCTATATTTACCTTTCTGTATTCTACTCATTTTACCTATTTAGAGACATTCTAAATAGAAGGTAAACACTACTTAGGAGATTTTTATATGGCAGGATTCGCAGGTACTGCTGGCGGAGGTTCATTTGTTAAATGGCCAAAATACTTAGCGTCAGCAAATGTAAAGAACAAAGAAAAGAACGAAAAAAACTTTATTATGTTCTATTTCATGGATCAAGGGAATCTAACAAATGATTTCGCTTCTACCTTGAAATATACAGTTGCTCTACCAGTTCCAAAAGACCCATTGAAATCCACATATTCAGCAGGATACTCCACAGGTGATGTATCAGCTGCGACAAGAGTTGCTCTTCAAGCAGCGGCAGAGTCAAATGTTGCGGCGGGTGGTTCAGGTATGGGAGCATTAACCTCACTTCTAGGTTCAGTAAAGAATGTTATGTCCAGTCAAAAAGCTGGGGACCCTGGACAAACAGGGAAAAACGCAACAAATACTCTAGCCACACTGGCTAACCTTGCCGCACCCTTACCCGCGGGACTGTCAGGGGTTCTTCAAAGAGCTACAAAGACTGTTAAGAACCCATATACCTTTCTTATCTACAGTGGTCCAGAGTTCAGGTCATTCTCAGCTTCTTGGATAATGATGCCAGATAATGCAGAAGAAGCGAAAGATATTCAAGATATTTGTCGTATTTTTAAATTAGGAGTCCTGCCTGGCATGACTGGTCTTGGTGGAACAGACTCTTTCAAAGGGATATGGAAAATACCTTACATAGTTGTCCCAGAGATTTTTATCTTTGATGAAGGAGCAAGCGAGGCCAAATCACCATCTAGAAATAATGTACACGCTGGTGGTTCAGGTGGATATAAAGTTGTACAAAGATTTAAGACCTGTGTCCTCAAGTCAGTTGATGTTGACTTTGGTGGAACAGGTGGTATGATGCCGACCTTTTTCAAGGATGGACAACCATCGGCTGTCAGCTTGAATATTTCATTTCAAGAGACTGTTAAGTTGACACAACAAGATGTTATGGAAGGATACTAATGTCTGATACTGGCTATTTTAAAAACTTTAAAAAGGTCCAGTTCGACATCGACAAGACTGGAAAGTTCCAGCTTGTTCCTGACCTTACTCGTGTAGCTAAGTTCCGTGGTTCCAAGGTGGATATGGTTAGGCAGTTCATGCCCTATTACATTCCAGACGGAGAGCGTCCAGATGTCACTTCTTACAATACTTATGGAGATGTGAAATATGTCTGGGTGATACTATTCGTGAATAATATTTTTAATCCATATCAAGACTGGCCTTTATCTCAGCATCAGTTGACGAAAAGAATGGTGGATAGATATGGCTCTGTCGCAGGGGCGGAAGATACAGTACACGAATACAGGGATTCCAGAGGAAATAAAATAGACCAATCGAAACACGTGATATTGAAAGACCAGACTCAAAGTCCCGGCCCTTCACGTGTCGTTACAAAATTTGAATACGAGACAGATTTTAATGAAGGTAAAAGGGAAATCATTTTACCACAAGAGGCGTTTCTGCCTAAACTTCTAGTTGAGTTAGGAAAGATATTTAAGTAATGGCTACCAAAGGTCCAGTAAGAGGGGCGTACGAGATAAAAGAACTCGTGATGGTAGACTTTCAGCAGAAGAACCAGATTGACTTGGCGAACCATGTTCAATCTTTGTTCATGCATGAGTCTATCTATCAGCCTTATTTGACATTAGATATTATCGTAGAGGATACAACAGCTCTACACGAACAGGTTCCGTTCTTAGGTGAGGAAATGATTTTCTTTACTTGGGTTGATGCAGAAGGTGTGCGTGATGGGAATAGGTCTTTTCGGAAAATCTTTTATGTCACTTCCGTTACGGCGATGAAGGACCACAAACCCACAGCACAGACTTACACGATTAAGGCTTGCTCGCCTGAGTATTTCCAGTCAAAGAAGGTTAAAGTCTATGGTGGATGGAACACTACAGAGTATTCTGAGATAGCAAAAGATGTGTATGATAATTGGATAGCTAGACCACTATCGAAAAAGTTTAAAGGATATGAAAAAAGATTAGATATTGAAAGAACGAAGGGCAGTTATAATTTCTGTTGTCCAGGCTGGGAACCTATTCAGACTTTAGAATGGTTAGCATCTAAATCAGTTTCATCGATAAAGGGGACCACAGGTGCTTTGTACTTCTTTTGGGAGTCAATGCATGGACTTCACTTTAAGTCGTTGGAAACTATTTTACAGAGGACAAACGAATTACAAGAGACTGAATCACAGGCGGCAATGCCACAGATACATTTAGTCCCTGCTAATATTGGTGGTGGTGTGGGCGGAACCACACAAGCGTATGACCAAAATGTTCCAGACGAACATTTCTGGCCCCAAATGTTTAATTCAGCAGATAAATTAGAAAAAGGAATGATAGCCAATCGAGTTGTAGGGCTGGACTTCATTCATCAGTCTGTTTTGAACTATGATTATTTCTACGACCAACAAGGAAAAACAAACGGACATGCATACAAGACTAATACTCTTAACTCTTCCGTTTCCTTCTTAAATCCAGACGCAGATCAAACTACGAAACAAGGTAAGTTTCCAGTTGTTTCCGTCGCCGCAGTTTCAGGGAGCGGAGATGATAGAGCTGTTAATTATCAGTCTGGGGAAGGTTTTTCACGTATGCATAGAACTTCGCAGTTGGAGCAGATACAACAACTGCAACTAGAGGCAATGGTTCCATACAATGCAGAGTATGAAACAGGGTCACTATGTTATGTCTTTATTCCCTCAAGGGCTGGGACACAAGACAGCTCACTCAATGGATTGACAAGTGGGAAGTATCTCATTACTGGAATGGAACACCTCTTGCTAGGTGGTCTATGGAAATTGAGAGTGAAATTGGTTAAAGAATCGTTATTACAGAATATAGATGATGCATTGAATTTGTCACAGGGTGATACAGAGAACGTAGACAAGTACACTGGGAAACCAGTTGCGGGTGGCGTTTCTACTCAACAACCAAAGAGAGTATCAGCTCAAAATGCAAGCTTAGACCCCTTAGATGAGGAAACCTATAAACAAACATCTTTTCACGAGAATGTTCCACCTGAAGTGGGGCCCTCGTCATCTTAGGAGAACAATGATAGACGCCTTAATTGGTGTACTTCAAACACATGGTATTGCAGGATTATGTTTAGGTTTTTTTGCCTACCTTTGTTTTGACCAACATCAAACTATAAAGAAAATGCAATCTCAGGCAACTGAAATGCACAAAATAAATGCAATCAAAGTTGAACAGACAATGCAATCTCTGGAACACTCAATATATGAGATGCAAGGTGATACTGCTAGAATGTCTGGTCAAATGATGACATCTTCAATGAAGAAATAAATGTACGATAATTTCAAGTGGTTTATTGGAGTAGTGGAAGACCGAATGGACCCCCTACGCCTTGGTAGGTGTAAGGTGAGGTGCTTTGGTTACCACTCGCATGATATAAATGAACAACCCACTGATACACTCCCTTGGGCTCTGCCGATGTCACCTGTGACATCGGCTTCCCAAACAGGAGTTGGTGAGTCACCCACAGGTCCAGTAGAAGGAACTTGGGTCATGGGTTTCTTTCGCGATGGTGAAGATATGCAAGAACCTATCTTCATGGGAACTATTCCAGGCATTCCAGAAGTGCCCGGCTCTAAGAGAAGACAAGCTTTTACCGACAATCGTTGGACTAATCGCACAGCCGTATATGAAATGACTGGCGACGCCACAGCTCCGTTAGCAAGAAGTAGTTCCAAAGGAGACCCGAATACAGGGTATCCACAAAAACCAAAAGCCGTAACATCTATTCCAGCTCAGACGAAATTAGACCCTTCTGGAATCAATGTTACAAAATCTGCTATCGCTAAGGTCACGCCACTTCAACCTTCACCTTATCCATCGTTACACTTTTTTGGTCGACCTACGATTCCACTTACTGCTCTAGGGTCAGACCATCCATTAGGTGGACACAAGTGGATACAGGACGAGAGTGCGAATGAAGCTAAAGACATTTCTCCCGCTGCTTCTCCAGTTAGACTGAGAAAGGAAACGGCTACTCAGGCTAAAGGATGGACTATTGCTAAGTCCTCTTTCGATTCAGGTGGTGCAGGAGTACCATTAGAATGGAGTGAACCAGCAGACCCTTTCGCAGCTAGGTATCCATTCAACCACGCAAAAGAAACTGAGTCAGGTCATCTGTTTGAATTGGATGATACAAAGGACGCTGAACGAGTTTTACTTCAACATAGGTCTACTACACACATTCGTTTTGACCCAGACGGAGCACGAGTTGATAGGACAATGACATCCTATTTTCATTCCGTTATGGGGAACCTTAACATGGGCTCCAAAGGACTTACGGCTATTTCCGCTGACTCTGGGTTCCGTGTGAATGTTAAGTCTGGT